AACAAAAGCAAAACGGCCGTATAACGGTAAATTAAAACCAAGGCGTGTTGTAGCAAGGGGTTGTGGCGTTGTCATGGCAAATAGAAGAAAACAAACAACAGGAGCTGTTAGAGCATAAAGGAGATTAAAATGCCAGCACATTCAAAAAAGAAAAAAAACATGAAGAAAAAAGGTTATTCAAAAATGCAAGCGGGTGGCGTAGCCGGCATGAAGAAAAAGGGTTTTGCTAAAATGAAAGCTGGCGGAGCTGCCGGCATGAAGAAAAAGGGTTTTGCTAAAATGAAAGCTGGCGGAGCTGCCGGCATGAAGAAAAAGGGCTTTGCTAAAGGTGGCTCTATCAAGAAGATGATGGGCGGCGGCGCGGCAGGCATGAAGAAAAAAGGTTTTGCTAAGGGCGGAGCCATTAAGAAAATGAAAAGAGGCGGTAGAGCTTAATTTATGCCTTATTTACAAAGTAACATCCCGCATTTTAAATGCTGGGTGCGTAGAGAATATACTCACAACCATGAAAAATATCATGGTGATTACTTACACGCGATGGCTATTGCAGTGACAACAGTTCCTGATAGATGTTTAAGTTTTCAAATGATTTTCACTGGTTGTGAGTCAGACTTTGATGAAAGTCAAAACATCAACGGTGGTGCTATGTGGGCAAGAATGCCTATAACGGCACTCGTTGCGGACACACCTTTAGAAGAATGGCCAGAGCCTATGCCTGTGCATTTAGTACAGCCTTGGGATTGTAGCTCACACTATCATTCAATTATAAAGTTTGACAGAACAAGCTCTAGTCCTTGGAAATGCAAGATAGATGGTGAGTTTTATACAGGTAAGTATTTGTTTACAGTAGATTATACTGAGTCTGATATTGCAGATGATCCTGCACAGCATAAACAAAGTCATGTCATAGAATTAACAGACGCTGGTAAATGGACTGGAAATATAGTAGCATTACCTAACAATAGGGTTCGTGCAACAAGCCCTGCGTTATGGGAAACAGGAGAAGGAGCCCCTGATTTTAAACCAAGTCAGTGGATTCATAACGCAGAATGTGATAATAGTTATATGGACCCAAAGGTGACGTTTAATAATTTATACAAGGATTAGATATGGCAACTTCCTCATCAACTGATTTTGAATTAGACGTAGCAGAATATATTGAGGAAGCTTTTGAAAGATGTGGCCTTGAAGTAAGAACAGGTTATGATCTGACAAGTGCCAGAAGATCTTTGAATATCATGTTGGCTGAGTGGGCTAATCGTGGTCTAAATCAATGGACTATTGAACAAAGAACACAAACTGTTACAGCTGCTGACACTGAGTACTCTTTAGGCACGGATGTTATAGATATATTGTCAGCTGTTGTTCGTAGGAACGGTACAGACTTTGCGATCAGTAGAATCAGTCGTGACAGCTATCTTGCAATACCAAACAAAACAAGCACTGGAAGAACCACACAGTTTTTTCTAGACAGACAAATTACACCTAATTTAAAGATATGGCCTGCTCCAGAGAACAGCACAGATGTAATACGATATGATGCGCTTACAAGAATACAAGATGCCGATGCGGCTGTTAACACTCTAGAGATACCATTTAGATTTTATCCGTGTTTGACAGCAGGATTAGCTTATTATCTATCTTTGAAAAAAAATCCACAGCTTACACAGATGTTAAAAGTTGTCTATGAGGAAGAGTTTGAAAGAGCTATGGGTGAAGACAGAGACAGATCTAGTTTCACTGTTACACCCCAATATGCTTATTTTAGGAGTAATTGATGGGTAGGTTTGCGACAGGTAAATTTGCAAAGGGCGTTTCAGATAGATCTGGTATGGTGTATAATCTCCGACAAATGAAACTTGAGTGGAACGGATCCCTAGTTGGTCCAGACGAGTTTGAAAGAAAACATCCACAGCTGGGACCATTTAATGTGCCCGTCGATGGTCAGGCTGTGAAAAATGCAAGACCAGCACGAACAGAAAACCCTGTAGAAAGACTTTTACTGCCAGATGCTTTTTTGTCTGGCTCTTCAGGGTCAGCTGTGATTACAGTGACAGAAACTAGTCACGGTAGAAGCACTGGCGATACAGTAAGATTTAAAAAAGCAAAAGGTTTTGATGGTTTTACTTCAGATGTTATAAATAAAAGTGACGGATACTCAATAACAGTTGTAACTACAGATACTTATACATTTTCTGCATCTAGTGGTACAGCTACAACAGGAGGCTTGTTCGGTGGTGGTAATGACGCTACTGCTGGACCAGTAACGGTGACACCATGAGCTTTACCTTTGCAACACTTAAAACCGCTATACAGGATTACACAGATAATAGTGAAACTATTTTTGTAAATAATCTTAATAATTTTATTAAGGCAGCAGAAGAAAAAATATTTAAAAGCGTAGATTTAGATTTATTTAGAAAAAACGTAACAAGTGCTTTCACGGCATCTGATGCTTTTCTAACGGTACCTGCCGATTATCTAGCGTCCTTTTCTTTGCAAATAACTACATCTGGGTCTGAAAGTTTTTTACTACAAAAAGATGTAAATTACTTGAGAGAATACACACCAGCTTCAACTACAACTGGACTACCCAAATATTATGCTAGGTTTGATACAGATAATTTTATTGTAGCCCCTACGCCAAACAGTAATTACACATTAGAACTTCATTATTACTATCGTCCAGCTAGTTTGACGGCTGGATCTGACAGTGGTACTACTTGGATTAGTACAAACGCACCTTTTGCTTTACTTTACGGATCTCTTGTTGAGGCGTATAGTTTTATGAAAGGTGAACAAGACGTAGTGCAAAACTACAATAATCTGTATTTGCAGTACATGGAAAGATTAAAAGACTTAGGAGAAGCAAGAGAAAATACAGATGGATACAGAGTTGGCCTACCATCAAGGCCGCGAACATAGGAGTAGAATATGGCAACAGCAAACGCAGCGACCAATTATCTAGAAAGAAGATTACTACATTTTATATTTAAAAATAACTCTCTAAGTTTTTCTAGTCCGGGAGACAGTATTTATGTAGGACTTGCAACGGCAGTAAGTGCAGCAGAAACTGGATCTGTAACAGAAGCAACATTTACAAACTATGCAAGACAACAAGTAGCTGCCTCTGGTTGGACAACAATAGGTGCAGATTCTACAGACACCCAAACAGCGATAAATGCAAATAATATTGAGTTCCCAGCTTCTGGTGGAACTAACAACACAATAACACATGTGTTTATTGCAGACGCATCTAGCAGTGGTAATATACTATTTGTTGGTGCATTAGATGCAAGTAAGGCAATAGCAAGTGGTGATATATTTAGAATTAATGCAGGTAACTTAACAATAGAGCTAAAATAATGGCATTAGTATTAAACGATAGAGTAAAAGAAACTACAACAACAACTGGTACTGGAACACTTACTTTAGCTGGTGCAGTTACTGGGTTTGAGACTTTTGGTGCTGGTATCGGTAATAGCAACACAACATATTATGCTATTGTTTTGCCCGGTACATCAGAATTTGAAGTTGGTTTAGGCACATTAAGTAGTGATTCTAGCACTTTAGCTAGAACACCTATAAGTAGTTCTAATAGCGATAATGCAGTTAACTTTAGTTCTGGTACAAAGACAATATTCTGTACAATACCTGCATCAAAATCAGTATTTTTAGACGCTAGTGGTAATGCAACATTAGGTGCAGATCTATCTGTTGGTGATGATCTTACTGTAAATGGTGGTGTTATAGAGCTTAGAAGCAATAGTGGTTCTGTTGGTCAAATTAAATTATATTGTGAAGTAAGCAATAATCATGCACAAACTATATCACCACAGCCGCATAGTGTGGCAGCAACAAACACTTTAACATTGCCTGGTGGCAGCACCATAGGTAATGCAGATGCAACTCTTGTTTCTGATACTGGAACACAAACATTAACAAATAAAACTATTGATGCTTCTCAGCTATCTGGAACTGTAGCAAATGCAAGATTGGATGCAGAGTTACAAGCATTAGCTGGTTTAACATCAGCAGCGGATAAAGGCATACAATTTACTGGATCTGGAACTGCATCAACATATGATTTAACATCGGCAGGTAAAGCGTTGCTTGATGACGCAGATGCCGCTGCTCAAAGAACAACATTAGGATTAGGCACAGCCGCAGTTGCAGCTACTGGTATATCAAACACAAATGTACCAGTATTTACATCAGGTGTAGCTGACAATGATTTTTTGCGTGTAGATGGCACATCAATAGAAGGCAGAAGTGCATCTGAAGTGTTAAGTGATATTGGTGGTCAAGCCTCATTAACTTTTGGTATATCAAATACTAATGCAGTTAAGATAGACAGTGCAAGTGTAGCAGATGATGAGTTTGCAAGATTTACTGCAAATGGTTTAGAGAGCAGAAGTGCATCAGAGGTACTATCTGATATAGGTGCAACGACTGCAACGGCAGCAGCAGACGAGGCTACAGCTTTAGCAATAGCGTTAGGATAATAATATGGCAAATACTTTTAAATTATCAAGTAAAGCAGGAGTAACAAGTGCAGATGTAATCTACACAGTGGCTAGTGGTACAACAATAATACTGGGTTTGATATTAGGAAATACAACAACAAGTCAAGTCACTGCTACAGTAACATTAACATCTGATACTGGAAACAGAACAAATGCTAATGATGAAAGTAATGATACAGTTGAATTGATTACTAATGCACCTATACCAGCAGGATCATCATTAGAACTTTTGGCGGGTAACAAAGTTGTTTTGGAAGCATCTGATAGCATATCAGTAACTGCAACGGGTGCAACAGACGTTGCCTTATCTTATATGGAGATTACATAATGCCTTTTGTTGGTAAGTCACCAGTTACAACTTTTGAAGCTACAACTGCCGTAGATAGATTCAATGGCGATGGATCGGATACCACATTTACATTAAGCAGATCCGTAAGTTCAGTACAAGATGTGCTTGTATCTGTAGATGGTGTTGTACAAGACACATCAGCATATACTATACCAGATGGTACAACATTGACATTTACGGCTGTCTCTT